GCAGCTGATCGCGCGAGCCGATGAACGGTTCGACAATCATCTGCAACGACGGAAAGGATCATGACCATGGCACGAACCCTCCAAGACAAACTCGCAGCGATGGATGCTGCACGTCGTGCAAATGTGGAGGCTGAGGCTGATCGTTTGCATACGGAATATCTGACCTTGCAAGAGTTGCGCAAAGCCAAAGAAATGACCCAAGTGCAGTTAGCGGAGACACTGGGCATCCAGCAGGCAACGGTCGCGAAATATGAGCGGCAAAGCGACCTTCTCCTTTCAACCCTGACAAGCTATGTTCGCGCGATGGGCGGCAACCTGAAGCTGATGGTCGAGTTTCCGGGTAAGGCTCCGATCGCGCTAGAAGGCCTTGGCGAGACCGAAGAACCCCGCCGACACCGTCATAAGACAGGTCAAGAGAAAGCAACACAAGCGCACGCCTGATCATCAAATCCGATCCGCGACCCAATTCGCCACGATTGCGCCGGGGATGCCGTCCTGCGCGGCCTTGGCGGCCCGATCCAGATCCAGCCGCTTCCTCAGCTTTACCTGGCGTACCAGCAGGAAGATCGGCACGGTGGTCAGCCCCCGGCCTGTCTTGGCGCGGGAGGCCACGCCCAGCCCGCGGCTGTTCAGCCGACCTTCGGCCACCAGCAGGCTTGGCCCGCTGCGCCGATAGATGAAACGCAGCCGCAGTCCACGCCTGCGCTCCCACTCGCCCGGGCTGATCCGGCCGCCGCGGGTGGATTTGCCGGCGGCGGGTGTGGGGATGGCCAGCCAGAACCCGTTTCGAGACCGGATCAGCGCCCCTTCGTCATGCGCGCCAACGATCACCGGTGCCTTTGACCAAACTAGCGCCGCTGCGTTAAGGCTGGGCTGACCCTTGGGATAAAGCTCCGAGCGGATCGTGCGCGACAGCCGTGCGCCCAGACCTGCGCCGGTGATCTGGCCACGCCAAGCCGTCTTGAGCCTGCTGCCTGCCTCGCTTACGGCCTTGGTGACGGCCTTTTCGCCAGCGGCGATTTCGGCAACCATCATGGCACCGATGTCACCGACGATGTCCATGCGGATCATGACATCCTCGCCTCAATGCTCGAGGTCGGCATGCGGGTCCGGCCACCAGGGCAGAAGCTCCACCGTCCAGACCAAACGTTCGCAATCACGCCGTGGCGCGCCCTGCACGACGAATATCTCGCCCCCTATCTCGAACCGATCATTGGCAGCCAGCTCCGGACAGTCACTGACGCGCACATCAAGCACCACGCTGTCGCTGACCAGCCGCGCCGCGCCAAACTCGACCATCCGGTCTGGATTGCGGCGCATCACGCGGACCCCACGTTCCACCCCGATGCCGGATTGCTGGTAGAGAGCCGGGGTAGAGAGATTCGGGTCCGCGAAGAGGACACCAAGCGCGTCGGCAAAGGCACGCATCACGTCCGCTTGGCCGAGCGCAGCACCTGCGGCCGGGTGCAGATCGGCAGCGGGTTGCTCTCGATCTCAAGGCGCACCCATTCGTCACGGTCGCGGTCCGGGATCATGCGCGCATAAAGCGGCAGGCCCAGCGTGTTCACCGTCTCGAACGTGTCCGCCGGGGCATAGTAGATCTCGAAGAGCCCCTCGACGCCTTCGGGATAGAAATACGCCTTGTCAGTCGGCACGCCGAAGCCTAGGCCACCGCGATAGCGGCGGAAGGTGATGCCGCCGAAGCTGACCTCTTCGCCGACGCGGCCGCGCAGATCTGCCGCGGCGGCGGTATTCAGATAGGTCTCGCGCACCTCCTTATGGGCCACAAGATCAGAGAAGAAGGCCGAGCCGCATTCGGCGCGCAGTTGCACCTGACCGGCAGCCAGCCCGCCGAGGCTGTCCTCAACGCTTTCGATCATCGCCTGGCAGCGCTTGCGCAGAGCACCCGATGCGGGCGACTGGTTGTCGAGATCGAAGTCGACCTCCGCGGCCGGTGTGATGCCGAACTCGGTGTAGTAGTTGATCACCGTGGCACCGTCCTTGGGGTCCTTCACCACGCCCTGGATGCCGTTGAAGAGGTGGAACTCGAAGGTCGCCTCGGCGTCGTTGCGAAGCCGCGCCATCTTGCGCGCCACCTCGGCCTGCACCTGCTGGGTGGCGGTTTCCGAGCCGAAATCGCGGATCGCCTGGATCTCGGAAGCCCAGAGCACATCCTGCTTCTTGAACTGCCGGCAGACAAAGGCGCGCATGTCGCGGCGTTCCGGCACTTGGCTCTCATAGGCCGAGCCACGTTCCGAGAACGGGATCAGCGAGAGCGTTCCATCGCGGCTTTCGATCATCACGGTGCGTTGACGCACGCCGCGAGCGCCGAACAGGCCTGCACCCGAGAGTATCGCCGGTTTGAAGGGGATGTTTTCCAGAGCCCGGGTGAGCTCGATGATGCTGAAGGCGTCGCCCTCGAAGATGTCCATGCTGGCCATTGCGCCAACCTCCTGAATGTCGATGAAACGGATGCGCGCCGGGGCTCAGCGCAGGATGATGCCGAGCGCAGCAAGCGCCGTGGTGGCCGCGGTGATCTGGACCTCGGTCGCGCCCTCGGGCCAGACGATCTCGTGGCGGTTGACGATGGCGGGGCCGCGCAGGACCACGACGCCGGGGGCATCGGCCGCCGTGGCATCGACGCCAGCCCAGAGAATGCCGGCGGCATTCTGACTGCCGTTCGTGGCCGCAGCCGCGAGGGCAGTGAACTTGCCGCCGGTGGTGATCTTGCCCAGCACCGTGCCGGGCTCGAGCTTTCCCGCGCCCGACGCGATGGTGACGGTTTCTCGGGTGTAATCGCGCAGCACTTCCCAAACGAGGAAGCCGCCCGCGTGTTTGCCTTCAGTGAGCGTCGTCATGATGCGTTAGCCTTTCGTCTTGAAGGTGCGGGCGATCACATCGCCCCAGGATTGGGTGGTCGCCGCGCGCCCGGGCTGGGCGTGTGCCGCGGTAATGTCGGGGGTGGCCTCGGCTTTTGCCGCGAGGAGCCGGTTGCGGACCTCGTCGAGGCTGACGTCCTCTTCGAGGAAGGGCCCGGCCATCTGTGGCTGGCCCGCAAGGCGGCAGAGATCGATCACGGCCCGCGCATGGACGATGGCCTCGGCGCGAATGACGCTGGCCTCCGGCGCAGTGTTGTCGACTGCAACACTGCTCTCGGACGGGATGGAGGGGCGGGTGTTCCCGACAGAAACACCCGGCACCTGCCCGATCGGCGTCGATGGATCCTCTGCTGGCGTTGCGGTGTCGGCTGGAGTGGTGCTGTCGTTCCCAACATCACTTGCGGGAACCGCAGTCGGCCTTGCCTTCATCGTCTGATCTGGATCGTCCTCAAAACCGTTGGGGGCGGCAACGGTTTCTGTGACGGCCTCAACCACTTCCGGCGGCGCATTGCGGAAGCGCGCCACATCAAAGGAGGCGGCGAGCTTCACGGGCTCGGCAATGCGGTCGATGAATCCGAGGTCCAACGCATCTTTTGCGTCGAGCCAGGTTTCGGCGGCCATGAGAGCGGCGATCTCGTCATCCGGCTTTCCAGACTTAGCCGCATAGCCCTGGATCAGGCTGCCTTTGATCCTGTCAAGCGCCTCGGCCGTGGACCGCATATCCTCGGCCGTGCCCATGACCAGCCCCGAGGGGTCATGGATCATCAGGAAGGCGTTTTCCGGCATCACGATCGTATCGCCTGCCATGGCGATGTAGCTCGCCGCCGAAGCCGCGATGCCATCGATCCAGACGGTGATCTCGCCCGGGTGCCGCTTCAGCGCGTTGAAGATTGCCACAGCATCAAAGACCGAGCCGCCGGGACTGTTGAGGCGCAGATCAATCGCCGCTTCATCGGGCAGCGCGCCGAGTTCCGCGAGGAACCCCTTCGCCGTGACGCCATAGGCGCCGATTTCGTCATAGATCAGCACTTCCGTGCCCGAGGCACGGGCGCGGATCGTGTACCAGGATTTCATGGAATTACTCCTGCTGCGGTGTTTTGGACGACCCGCTGCTGTCCTCGTTGAGGGTGTTCGGGTCTGGGATAGCCGTAGGTGTGGCGCGCGCCCCCTGCGTTTCAACGGGGCTGGCGCGATAGGTCAGGCCCAAGTCTGCCGCGCGTTTCGCGTCAGAGGCATTCTCGCGATCGACCTCTTCGATGTCGTAGCCCGTGGCCTCGACCACCTTGCGTCGAGACGTCAGCCCAGCCTCCATCGCCAGTACCTGCGCCTGGATGTCTTTGAGCGGATCGACCCAATCCCACCGCGGCGGGATCCATTGCACCGGCTGGGCGGTGACAGGGTCTGCGTGCAGCGCGCCTGAGAGAACGGCCGTTTCCAACCAACGTCGCCAGATGGGTCGGCAAAGCTGATGCGCCATGACCCCATGCTGCAACTGGCCGATGCGGCGGCGGAACTCGACCAGTTCAGCCCGGAGGCTC